ATTCCTCCTAAAAAAGAGAGTGCTACTAAAACTGAAAAATACGCTGGAGCTTATGTTAAAGAACCGATTCCTGGATTCTATGATTGGGTGGTCTCTTTTGATCTTAACAGTCTGTATCCTCACCTCATTATGCAGTACAATATTTCCCCAGAAACGCTCCAAGATACCAGACATTCAACAGCAACTGTTGATAAAATCCTTGAAAAGCAAGTAGAGATTGATGGTGAGTTTGCTGTTTGTGCTAATGGTGCACAGTATAGTAAGGATGAGCATGGGTTTCTTCCTGAGATGATGCAGAAAATGTATGATAGTCGTGTCATTTTCAAGAAGAAAATGATTGAGGCAAAA